GCCTGTTGTCGAGGAGCCTGTTGTGGAACCTGTTGTAGAGCCTGTTGTGGAACCTGTTTTGGAACGTATTATTCCAAAACTAATTTTTATAGTTCCATATCGCGACCGTGAAGAACAACAAAAATTCTTTGATTTCCAAATGAAAAAGGTTCTCGAGGATTGTCCTAAAGAAGATTATATGATTATTTATTCACATCAATTAGACCAACGTTCATTCAACCGAGGTGCTATGAAAAATATTGGTTTTCTTTATGCCAAATCTGTTTTCCCAAATGATTATCAAAACATCACATTTGTTTTTAATGATGTTGATACGATGCCATATACAAAAGGATTTTTGAATTATGAAACGGTGCTTGGTTCAGTCAAACATTTCTATGGATATACATTTACACTCGGTGGAATTGTATCTATCAAAGGTGCGGATTTAGAAAAAACGAATGGATTCCCCAATTATTGGGCGTGGGGATATGAAGACAACGCTTTTCAACAACGTGTGAAAAACGCGGGTCTAACGATTGACCGTAGACAGTTTTACCCTATATTGGATAAAAACATTCTTCAATTAAAAGACGGAGTTACACGTATTGTGAATCGCGGAGAATTCGATAGATATGCGGATGAAGTTAAATATCAATCGAATCAAGATGGAATCAATACATTATCCAACATATTATTCCTTTATGACGAATCTACAGGATTTTTAAATGTAAAATCGTTTCAGACGCCGAATATCGAAAACCCGGAATTGTCCAAAGTCCATGATATGCGACAAGGTGCTACTCCTTTTCAAAGAACAATCGCACAAAGACGCAGTAGACCACGAATGGGAATGTTTCTATAAAGATAAACAATATGAATTGATGGGATAGTAAGTATGCTCTAGTGTGGTGTATTATCCACACAACTATGCTCTAGTGTGGTGTATTATCCACACAACTATGCTCTTTCAATAATTTCATTTCGAAGAGCAATACTTTCTTCGGTTGTAGGATTCAATCCATATGTCAATTGATTGGAATGAAGTCTATATAATAATAACACATCGGGTAATGTATATACTTGCCCATATGATTTTAAGACACGCGCCATCAAATCATAATCGTGAATTACTTTTAAACGGTCATCCGTTTCATTATATCCACCAATTCGCAGAATTGCCGATTTTCGAAAACATATAGTAGGATGATTAATATACCAACTCGGTCGGGTTCTATATAAATCATCCCATGTCATCTTTTCAGGATGATTGGTTTCATTTACTTTTATACGATTTCCATCCTCCATATAAAAAAGCCGGATATTCGTGCCACATACCACCGCCTCCCGATGATTTGTCATAAAGGAAATTTGTTTGGACATCCTGTCTGGTAACATAATATCATCTGAATCCATTTTGAAAACGATTTCGTGAGAACACGATTTCAATCCTCGGTTGATAGATTTCGCTGTTCCTTGATTCGTCTCGTTCTTTAAATAAATGAATTTTGTAAATCGCGAGGTTTTTTGAAAATGGTTTAATGATTTGATTAAATGTTGTGAAAACTCTTCATTCGACCCGTCATTTACCCAGACGACCTCGATTCCAAAATGTCCCGTTTGTGCTTTGATGGATTCCAGACATTCTTTTATAAAAAGGGGGTCTGTATTATAACTCGAAATAAGGACGGAATACCATTCAGTAGGCGTTTTCAACGTATTAGGTAAAGTAACCGAATTCATCGTGTCATAACTCTGTTTCGCTGTGCCCCATTCTTGGTATCCGTATACCTTTTTATGACCGGTGTATTCGGAACCCCCTGTAAAATGAATGGGGAGAAAAAGATGACTAGGAAATACGAAAACATCCCTATATTTTCCTGTATTCAACATATTTGTAAGGAGTCCTGGGCCTACACTATACCACGCTCTGGTTTCTCGTATTAATTGTTTGGCTTCTTCTGTAGAAGAAATCCATTTCAAAATATCGAGAACAAGTGGGTGTTTTGGAACGAAACCCATAGTTCCTGTTGCTATAAGACCTTTTCGCATATTTTCATTTTCAAACGTGGCAAATGCCGTTTTATTTTCAAAAAGGTCGTCAAACGGTTCGATACAAATAGAATCCGCGTCTACAAAATAACCGCCCATTTGATAGAGGATTTCCCAACGAATAATATCCGCTTTTCCATTTATTTCTTCTATATCATTAATTTGATTTCCACACATAAACGCAATCCTGCGTTTTTGAAATTCGGTTTCAGTCCAAAGAATATATTCGAAATTTGGATGCCGTGATTTCCAAGTTTCCATTAAATTCGTAGGAGCAGGTTTGGGTCCTATCCAAATTTGATGAAGAATTTTAGGAATCATTATCATTCCTAAAATTTTATTTTTATATGATTTTTCACCCTTTATTATGTAGCGCAAATAAAGGATTAGTCTTCTAATATTTTGAAAGTAATTCCTATTTCATATTGGTTCTCCCATATTCCTGATATTTTGATATAATAAGAATCCCCCGTGGATTGTATTTTATAAGCATCTTCTTTATAAAAAGGTCGATAATATTTCACCGAACCATTTTGTAATTGATTTTTTAAATTATATACTGGCGTTTTCTGGATGTTATAAAAATTAATATAATACAAAAGAAGTTGTTTTTCGATGATACTTAATTTATTAATTACTTCTTTATGACAATTTGGGTCAAACTGTAAAAAATAGGATGCTTTTTGAATAAGAGGGGATTTTTGAATAACCAATTTCAAAAAAATTCCGTTCATTGTCATAAAGGAATTCGTGAATATGATTTTTGTGAAAAAACCTTCCATTAATTTATTCGATTTTTTTTCTAAAAAATAAATGTTTTTAATATAAAAATCATTTGGTTGAATTAAAAGAAACATATTTTCTTTATGATAATATGTTTATACCCTTTACATACCCTCTCTCTGCTTTTTTATTCGTTCGAATTATAGTTGCTTCCTGCTAGAGTGGATGGTGTTCCTGTTGGGGTCGCCATAGGGGTCGCCATAGGAGTCATCGATGGGATTGTGGTCGCCATAGGGGTCGCCATAGGAGTCATCGATGGGATTGTGGTTGCCATAGGGGTCGCCATAGGGATTGGGATTGTGGTTGCCATAGGTGTTGACATAGGGGTCATCGATGGGATTGTGGTCGCCATAGGGGTTGCCGTCGATGTTGCCGTTGGGATTGGGGTTTCCGTTGGGGTTGCCATCGGGGTCTCCGTTGGGGTTGCCATCGGGGTCTCTACCGGGGTCTCCGTTGGGGTCGCCATCGGGGTCTCTACCGGGGTTTCCGTTGGAGTTGCCATCGAGGGCATTAATTGGGTCATTATATTATTCAAAAGATGCGGTGATGCATCAAATCCTTCCACATAAAATTGTCTTATGATATGTGTTGCCATAATACCTCCTAAAAAAATTAATAAAATGGATAATATAATCGGTCGAAACAGGGTTTTTAGGTTTCTTGTCATAAAGGAATATATATATAAGTATATATAAATGGCGTCAACAATGGCCTATCCGGCGGGATTCCCAAAAAAAGAATTTGGATGGAAGGGGCAAATATTTTATCAAGTAACGGCCACTATACAACGTAATTCAAAAAATGCTAAAACACTTAGTAGCCGCCAATTGATGAAACCATTACCTCTTACCATTTATAGAAGAGAAATACACGATATTAGCGGTCAAGTTCTCCCTAAAAATTGTAATAGCCGTATATCTTTGAAAGTATCCGATTTTGAAACACCAGGAAATAATACGGTTTCGAGAACGTTGGACTCCTATTATTCAAATGGTTTAGTCAATACTTTGGATATAAACCCGACTACTTTATCTGCTGAAAATGGGGCGTGTAATACATCCACGACTTGTTTTTTATCGCCACAACTAAACGCTAGACGCCGTTGTCGAAGTGCTGGTATGATGCCACGCAAATTCAATACGGCTAGAAACAACGATACATATTCTTCCAGCACACATCAATATCTGGTTTCTAGAAATAGGACAATCAAACAGAATGAATATAATTATATACGCAAGGGGAGTTCAGGAATTGTCCCTGGTCCTGGATTGGCCGCTTCGAATATTTATTCTCCGGGTGGATTAAGTCATTGTTCTCAACCGACCATCTCTATTTCACAAAACAATAATTATTTTTATTATGCTTGGGCTGATGGAGTAGTTTATACTGCCACTATTCCACAAGGAATATATGATATTCAATCTCTCAACCAAGCCTTTATGACAATCCAGATTGAAAATTTGACTTATTTATTAGACCCTTATGGTAACAAGATTTTTTTGATGAATATCAGTTTTGATACCAAAACCCAATCCGTTATTTTATATGCCGGGGTTACCAATAGTTCAACTGGATATACACAGCCTTTTGGTGCTACATGGGCGGTTCCTTCTTTTCCAGCAACAGACCCTACACCTAGTCCCCCTAGTCCTAGTTATACATCGGGCGCAACCTATTTTATTATTCCAGATACGAATATTCAATCGCTTCTCGGATTCTTTCAAGGAACTTATTTCGGAGGTATCAACGAGAGTTCTTCTATTAGTCAAATACAGCCTAATTATGTTCCTCTTTATTACAAACCGAATAACCCACAATTCGGGGTCCAAGGAGCCGTCGACTCAAGCACCAAAATAAGCCGGCTGAAATACAATACCATTACTTCTGGAGCAGCTGGTATTCGTTCGGCTTATGGAAACGCCGCATCAGCAGCCCTTTCTTATGGTGTCAGCGAACAGGCTTATACAATTAAAACGGCTGTAGGCGATAAATGGACGTATACACCTGTCATTAATCCTAGAACAGGCCAGATATGTAAGAAACAATATATCTTTAGGATGTAAATCCCATTCTATTCACCATTCTGGAATTGTCATAAAGGAAATATATTCACATTATGATAAAATAAAAAACCCGTTGTTGAGAACATTTTCGAAAAGGTTCTCGATTCACCATCCTAGATTTATCATCCTGGAATTGTCATAAAGGAAATATATTCACATTATGACAAAATAAAAAACCCCTGTTGAGAACATTTTCGAAAAGGTTCTCCGTTTACCATTCTGGAATTGTCATAAAGGAAATATATTCACATTCTTTCTTTATGACAAAATGAAAACCCCTGTTGAGAACATTTTCGAAAAGGTTCTCGATTCACCATTCTGGAATTGTCATAAAGGAAATATATTCACATTCTTTCTTTATGACAAAATAAAAAACCCCTGTTGAGAACATTT